GACGAGCAGATTATCCTGAACAAGCTTCTGGACGCCCACCGAATTGGTCAGGCGGACCTTGATCGACCCGTCAGCGCAGAAGAGCTGCGGAACACGCCCCGCCGAGTCCAGCGTGACCGGATTGGGCCACGCGATCGTCAGGCCGCTATCCTGGTAGCAGTTTTGCGGGGTGCTGGTCGTTCCGGCCTGGATGAGGTAAAGTCTGCCCCCGTTCAGCGGCCGGCCGTCCGTGTCCAACTGCTGGGACATGCTGATGCCGGGCAGCGTGCCGGCGGCGATGGCCGGAGAAAGCAGACCAGCCGCAAGGACCAGCGAGAGAAAGAAGCGCTTCATGATCAGGCTCTTTTGGATGCTGTTTCAGGGCGCCGTGGCCGGGCCCATCTATTACTTCTGTGCAGTGACATTGGACGGCAAAGGACTGGCCCCCGCCTTGGTGGCGATGGGCGCAGCCCTCTTGGCGACGCTACTGGTTACGTGGCTTCTCGACTTGTGGACGCGAACTGTTCGCGTAGGTGATCAGGCGCGTGGCGGCGGCAGCCGACCGCCCCCAATCCCCGCGTGGGATGCGGGCCAGATCCCGCAGCATCCCGGCCGATCCCGGATCGGTCAGGATCGTCGCCAATTGCGATAGGTTTTGGCCAAGCTTCCATTGCTCGTATTTATCGACCAAGGGCTGAAGCATCTTGGTCGGATTGGCGCCGATTTTGACCGCATCGCGTGCGACACTTCCGGCCCCTTGTGCCTTGTTGATCTCGGCGTTGTAGGCCGTGCGAGAACCGACATTCTGCCGGGCACCGGTTGCCTCGAGCACGTCCAAGAGCCGGTTAAAGCCATCCCAGCGCGCCTGTCCGTTCGGCAGTGCTTCGACCGCGGAACGCAGGTTAAGCCGCTGCTGCGGGTTGCCTGCGATCGCGACAGCGAACTTGGCGCCGCTCGCCTGGTTGGGGCCGGTCTGAAGATCGCGGGCCGCTTCATTGAAGGTGCTTTCGGCATGCGCCCGCACCAGATCGCCGGCGGCCCGCGGGTTGCGGTGCGAAAGAGCCGAAACCGCCGTCGAAATCTCGTGCTCGCTGTTCGGAAGTGGGTTTTTCGGGAAAAGCGCGTCGATCGCGTTCTTGGTCGTGGTATCGCGGCCGGCGATCTTGCCCAACGGACCGTCAAGCAGGGGCTGCAAGAACCGCTCGCGACCCACAGATTCGATCGCAAGCGCGGTCGGGTACGCCGTCGAGCTCGGAACGTTCGAAGCGGCATCGCGCACCGCAGTTGCATCTCGGCCATAGCCTGCCGACCGCTGCATATTGCGGCCCTGGGTATTCAAGGGCTGCGCGGCATGCTCGGCGGCGGTGTCGAGGTACTTTTTGACCTCGTTCAGGAAGCCGACGCTGTTGTCCGGGAGATGCTCGACGTAGCGGTTGAGCTGCGGATCCGCGCGCACCGCGTCCCGCGCCTCCTGATAGCCGGGTAGCGCCCGAACCCGGGCCATTTCCGGAGGACTGAGCAACACTACCGACGCTCGGTCATAGAATGGCCGGGCAGCGTCGTTGACCGCGCCGCGGACGTCCTCAAGCGTGCCTTCTGCCGCTCGCCCGACCTGAGGTCCAATGGTGGAGGGCGCCCGATTGACCGGCGCCATATTGTCGAGCTCGCCGCGGACGGCCGTCTCCACCGCCTGCGGCCGGCCACCGAAGAATTCGGCCATCTGCCGCTCAGACTGCGGCGACGCCTCGAGGTGGCGCATCATGTTGGTCAGCACAGGCCGGCCATCGACCTGGCTCAGGGCTTCCGGCCAAGCCAACTGGATGCCGCGCGCGGCCGCTTCCTGCATCAGACCGTCGGCGCGAACGACCATCTGCTCGGTGATCCCGTCCGGAAGCTGGCCCCTGATCGACCGCGCGGCGGTGCCCGGCCGGCTGGCAAGCGCCGTGAACCCGCCGCCGGCGAGTGCCGCCAAGAAGCGCGCCACAGGCTCGGCTTTGGTGCCTTTTGTGACCTGCCCAGCCGTCTCGCTGGCGACCGCCGGGACGACCACACGTGCGGCGCGCGGCAGCAAGCTACCCTCTCCGCCGATCGCCGCTGGCACAAACTCCGCCACCGTCTGGGCATATTCTCCGGCCTTGGTCTGCGGCGTGTGAAACTCGCCCGTGGCCTTCTCGACCTGCCCTTGAATATCTGCCGACGTCGGCGTATCAGCCAGAACGCGGGTCGGCACGGATGCCACCTTGGCGCCCTCGTAGACCGCATCCTTGAACGCCTGCATCCGTTCGGCAGGGATGCCGAACTTCTGGGCCGCAAAGTCGAGCCCGCTCGAGATCAGCCCGCGGACATCGCCGGCGGCGCCGGGAATGGCAATTGTTCCCTTGGCGAGACCGGCGGCAGCAGACTTGGCAACATCCTCGGCAATGCTGACCGGCTCGCCTTCCTTCTTTCCGGGGCCGACGTAAAGCCGTCCGTTCGGCGTTTCCGTCTTGAAGGACGACGCGATTTCGTCAACGGTCGCGTTCTGCTGCTCAGGCGAGAGCTTCAGAAAGCCGTCGTCAACTTGGACCGAGCGCCCTTCGATGTTGAGCGTGGCCACTATTGAACGCTCCACTTCACGCCGGTTGACGTGGTGTTGCCGCCAGTAGCCCCAGCGGGCGCTTTCTGCGCGTTCGGGAACATCGGGTTCTCATTCGCCCACTTTTGCAGGGCCTCGCCATAGTTGTAGTCGATCCGGCCGCCGTGCTTTGCGGCATATTCGTTGGTGAACTTGGCAACCTGTTGCTGCCGCTGCGCGACCTTCTTCATCGTGTCGAAGATCGCCTTATTGCCCGCCGGAGTATTGGTCAGGTTCGGCACGGTGCTTTCAATGAAAGCACGGTCAGCGTTTGAAATTCCTGCACCGAGCGACCCGCCGCTGCTGTCGATGACGAGCTTATTTGCCATCTTGGAGAACAGTTCATTCGGTTGCGCTGCGTCGGCGCCCTCGATACCGAGGGCCGAAGCACCCTTCTTGTAGGCGGTGACCAGACCGGAGGCCGTACCGCTATAGAAGTTCGGATCGGACGCGGCCTTCTCCATGACGCCGATCGTGTTGAGCGTGCCCTGTGCATTCGTGCCGGCCTTGAGCGCGCCGACATGAGTTTCGGCCAGATCCTTCGCCAGCGCTGTGTCATAGGCCTTGTCGCCTGTGTTGACGTTGGTATTGACGCGTGTGGCGCCGGCAGCCGCCTTCTCCTTCATGAAGTCAAGGAGCGTGCCCTTGTAGCCGTTCTTGGAGGCAAAATTGAACTCCTGGATCGCGGCCGCGCTTTCCGGAGCATCTGTTGCCTTCTTGATGGCGGCAATCTTGGAAGCGCTTTCGAGATCTCCACCTCGAACATAGCCGGACAGCGCTTTGCCGTAATCGACCGTGCCGTCCGGGTTCGTTGCGCCGGCCAGCGCTTCGCGCTTGGCAGCGGCACTCCGATTGCTCGCGAACGTGTCGCCGAGGCCGGAAAGCATGCTGTAGAAATCAACCGCGGGAGGTCCGAAACCAGCCATTTATGCAGCCTTCGAAGGGGTTGCGTAGCCACCGACACCAGACGCCTTAAGGGCCATGTTCGCGCCACCCAGCAGAGCGCCCCAGAAATTCTGCGATGCGCTGTAGCGAGCGAGATCAGCGTTCGCGTCGGCCTGGCCGGATCCGGTAGCGGCGTTCCACTCGTTGGAAGCTTTCGTGCCGGCAACACCGAGATCGGCTCCCGCCTGTCCCGTCAGAACGCCAGCGCCACCTGCGGCCGCCGTGCTTGCTCCGGACAAGTTCGGCGACAGGGCCGCGAGATAATCCTTATACTTCTGCGCATCATAGTCCGACGCGAACTTGATGATATCGCCCGAAGTATTTCCGCCCGACAAATCGCCGCGCGCGGCAGCGGTCCGCATGAGTTGATCCGTGCCCGTGGTCAGGCCGCCAGAATAGCCAGGCAATGCCTTAAACGTGCTGCCCGCCCGCGAGATGCCGTCTGCGCCGTTGACGCCGGTAGCGTCAGCATAGGCGTCCATGCCTTTGCCAAACTTGTCGTAGAGCGACGAAAACGGAGTGTAGGCCTTGGAATACAACGCATCGGCACTTGCTTGCCCCTTGTCAAGCGCTGTACCCGCGTTGGTGACGCCCGTCGCATACCCTGCCTTGATCGCGTCCGCCGCGTCTTTGGCCGGCTGATCGGAAAACAGGTCCGTGAAGAAGTTGCCCATCAGTTGCCTCCGCCGTACATTTGCGCCTGATCCTCATGCAGCTTTTGAGCGTAGGCATCGGCATTGCGTGGAACATCAAAAATTCCGAGATGACGGCCCGTCTTTTTGAACATCTCGATCGCTTCATCGTTTGACATGATCCGGCCATCGTCACTGACAGTCGGAATAAGCACTTCGCCGTCCCCAAAATTGACAGACATTGACCTAACCGTGCTGATACTACCGTCCGGATTTTTAACGACAGGCCGCTTGGTCAAATCGATGTTTCCCTCTTGGACAAGGCCCGTTGGAGGAGCGAGGCTTCGCGCAAAATCTGACAACCCCGGCTGAGACCCCGCCAAAGACAGAAACGGCTGGCCCATCAATTCGCTCCAGGCGCGAAATTCTTGTTCGTCGAGTTGTAGATGAGCACTTGGCCGTTGCTCGGCGTGGTCGTGGTAACATCGGCGAGATCGAGCATCCCGAGCCGCTCAAGACCCTTGAGAACGTCGTACCAATCGGCTGTCCACTTGAACCGCTTCGTCACCGGATCAACTTCGATCGGCGATATGTCGGCCGGCGGAATCTTGATGCGCGCCATCAGGCCCTCACCGGGACACGGGGATCGTCGGACATCGTTGCAAACATGAACGAGGAATAGACCGCACTCGACACGTCAAGACGCCAGCGACGCCCCTGCCATGACGTGCGGCCCGTGCAGTTCACGACTGACACCAATTGCTTGGTTTCGGATTGCCGGCCAAGCTTCCGCAGGATCGGATTTGACCAAGTTTGCCCGCCATCATCCGACCACGAAATCTCAACGTCTGGATCGGTTTGATCGGGGTCGTTGCCCGTCGCGATGCCGACGCCGGTTGTGAAAAAGAAATCCGCCCGCCCCACCGGAGCGCCGGCGGGAAAGTTGAGCACTGGTCCGCTTTCGATGCGAAGCCGCAACGGGCTGCCGATCTCGTCATGCGCGGATGTCAGGATCGACTGGATATTACCGGTTTCCGTGTCTCCCGTGAGCCACAGACTGAATGCATTGATTGCACCCGCAATCCTTGATCGGTCCAAAAGATAACTGTCGCGCTGGGCCCATTGCGAGGTCGAAATATCGAGAACCCACGTCCAGGTTTCGCTAGAGAGCTGGAAGAAAGCATGACCGCGCGAGATATAGCAGGTTGCCTCAAGCGTCGTCTTGTCGCTGACGGACTCGATCAGCCCTTCAATATCAGGCGTGGACACCTTCGTTGGCGTGTAGCCGTCGAGCTTGTAGACACAGTTATCATCGGCAACCCAGATCGGGCCGCGGCTGAAGCCATCTTCATAACCCGACACACAATAGGGCCCGGCGAGCCCGCGCGGGATGACTGCGGAGCGCGTGAACGGAAACGGCGTCGTCCCCGCATCAGTCCAGACTTCCGTCGTGATATTGCCGAAGAACAGCAACCGGCCGCCCCATGCCACCACCCTAACCAGTCCGTCAGGCTTCGCCTCGGCCTTGCCAAAGGATAGCGCGTTGACTGCCGTCGAATTCAAGTCCGTTGCGAAGGCCCGACCGTCACCTGTCGTGAACACCAGATAACCGTCAAGGAAATCCACCGAATTGGACGTCGGAAGGTCCGCATCAGGGTACGAGTTGGTCACGCTCGACGGTGTGAAGATAGCGATATTGCCGTCAGGATCGACGAACACCTTGTCGGGCGTCGAATTGTTGTTGGCCGCGAAGAACCCGCGCGCGGTTCCGTTCAGATTGCCGACGTTTGTAGATGTTCCGCCGGCATCGGACCACTTCTCAAGCTTGCCACTGAAGGCTGCATAAAGCACGTCGTTCACGACGATCGAACCGCGATATCCCGTGCGCGAAGAGGTGCCGAAATTATCCAAGCCGGGCCCGCGGCGAATGACGGACTTATTGGGCGCCTGGTCGCCGAGTTCTTCCACGTACCCGTTGATGATCCTGCCGCCCGATTCTTGGTTCTTTGCTCCCGGCGAAGTCGCAACCGGGAACGGAATCTTCTTCGTCACCATCGATAGGTGCCGCGCCGATGCGTTCGAAGGGCGGGATCCACACGCAAGGTGCGCAGGGTGCGCTTTGGCGCCGATAGCGTGCGAAGCTTGGCCTCGGCGATCGAAGAGAGGGCCTGAATACGCTCATCCGCGATCAGATGAAACTGCGCTACATAGTCGGCCAAGGCCAGGAACGCCTCGTCGTCGATCGTTCCACCGGTGGGGCCAAGTGAGCCAGCATCTGGCACGTAGTAGATTTCGAGGGAGTTGAGCTCCGCAATGGCACCGTCAACCAGAAGATCGACCTTTTGGACATCCTCGTCAGAGGCAGCCTGCCCCAGCACGAGGATGTTGAGGCGATCGAGAACCTGGTTGATCAGCTCAGCCCTGGTCTTGGACATCTGCCGCCGCCTCTGCCGCCTTCAGCGCCTCGATCATCCGGCCGCGGACTTCAGCCCGCGTCAGGAAGTTGGTCTTGATCGTGTCGTCGCTCCAGCCGCGCGCCTTCAAATAGGCATCGGTCGCGGCGTCGATCTGCTTGTCCGTCACGCCGCAACCTCCTGCCCGTTCTCTTCCTTCCACTTCTTCTCCATGATGCCGCCATAGCGAAGGTGGAAGTTAAAGGGACCGACGTGGTCAATCTTGTGCATCACGTTGGCCCAGATTTCGCCGCCGCATTCTCGCCAGCGACGACAGAACGAGATGTCCTCGGACAACCGGCAGTCGTCCTCCAGGATCGTGTCGAAAGCTCGAATAAACCGGGTCAACGGGAGCGGCGTCGCCTTGGCCAGAACCCCCGGAAGCTTGTCGATCAGTTCCGGTTTCTTCACCAGCATTTCGTCAACGAGCGTGCGCTTGATGAGCATCACGCCGGCGCCGATATAGGCTGCCGGAAGGAAGCCCTTCTTGATGTCCGGGAATGAATGGTCTTGATGAAGCGCTGCGCCAACGACGCTGGGCGGCATCTGGCGGCGGGCGTAGAAAGTGCCGGTCAACTGCTTGTCGAAGTCGAGCATGTCGCGGATCAACTCGGCCGGGAAGCCCATGTCCGCGTCGATGAACAGCATGTGCGAGAATTGCGGGTGGCAGTCGTACCAGGATGTCAGGAAGAGATTGCGGACCTCGACGATATCGGCGGCAGAGAACCAGGTCAGTTGGTTCCGGATGCCGGACATCGTCAAAAACTGTGCCAGCGTGTAGATCGACTCCATGGTCTGCGCTGTGACGCTCTGGCCGTAGGCCGGAATGCAGATCAATACGCTAGGCTTTTTCACTGGCCGCCCTCTCCAACATGAACTTGTGAAAATTGCCCTTGTAGACCTTGTCCTTGGAGTGGTGATCCAAGTCGAGGTCCGGCACGAGCCAGATCCGCTCACCCGTCGCAAGCCAGCGCCGGCAGAACGCGTAGTCCTCGCCGTACCAAAGCCCCTCATGGGCACCGTGGTTGAACAGATCGACGGATGGATTGTAGCGCGGCCCATAGACGAGCTCGGGATACGCGCCCATGAACTTGTTGATCGCTTCCTTCGTGACCTTCAGGAAGCCGGCCGGCACGCGGAAGGCCGAAAGCGCGCCGTCCGATGCCCTGCCCTGCATGATATGGTTCGCGTCGGTGTTGACGCTGCCCATGTATTCGACTTCGTCTTTCTTGAAGCGATACGTTCCGGCGACAACGTCACCAGGCGTCGTGATCAGCTTCAGGAGGTCTTCCGGCCGCCAGCTCAGATCATAATCGAGGTAGCAGACCACATCGGCGCCGACGTCAAGCGCGCGCCTTGTCATGTCGGCTCGAGCGGCCGAGATGTAGGGATTGCCGACGCACTGAGCGTATCCTTCTTCCCAGCCGGCGCCCACGATCAAGGGAATGGAATCTTCCAGAGCCTTGATGTAGGGCGCCGTTGGGCCGGCGAGAGACGGCGTGCAGAAGATGACCTTCAAAGGCCACCTCTTACGCGCTGCCCTTCCAGATGCCGAGACCGTTCAGGGTATTGGCGATCTCGACCAGGAGAGCACCGATCAGGGCAGACGCCGTGGTCGAGCTATAGGCCGAGATCACCGACGTTGCTTGGATCGACGACGCACGTTGAGCGACCGGGGTCGCCACGCCGTAGAAGCCGATCAGATCGGTAGCCGACTGGCCAAGGACGGTGCCGCTGGGGCCACCATCCGAGTTCTGCTTAGTGTAAACGCCAACAGTCATGTGGTTTTTCCTTCAAATGAAGAGTTGGAGGGGTGAGGCGGGATATTTCACCCGCCTCAAATGACCTACGAGCCGGAGATGCGGGTGGCGAGACGCGCGTCAAGCGTTTTCACGCCGTAAAGCACGTCGAGGCGCCAGTTGCTCTGGTCGTTCGTGCCGTCGTAGTAGGGGATCACGCGGACCTGGAATCCCTTGTACGAACGGCGCGCGACCTCGACCGCACCAGGCGGCTTGACCATCGGGACCATCACCAGAGCGAAGGCGTTCTTGTGGAACACCATGTTCTGCGCGTAGCCGGTCGAGGCCGTGCCCAGAATGGTGACGGTCGCGGCATCGAGCGCCGCAGCCGACACGTTCTGGAACGCGCCAGAAGTGATGA